GAAATTATTATACGAAGATGAATTACAAAGAGCTTTACAAGAAGATGGTTCATCATCTAGTTCATTTATAACCCCAAAGAGTTATTATCCAAATGTCTAATTTATCAAAAGGAAAATATGCACAATTCATTTCTGATAGAAGTGGTTTAGCATTTCCTTACAAAGAAATGGTAATTGAATGGAATGGATCAAGAGTTCATATTTCTGAATACGAAGCAAAGCATCCACAATTAGAACCTAAACCTCATACAGCAGATTCACAAGGTTTACAAAATGCAAGACCAGCAAGAACAGAACCTGCTGTTTTAATTTTATTAAATTCAAATCCATTTGAAACTATAATTTATGGTGGCACTACTTATGTTAATGTTTATGAACCTTACCATGAAAGAACTGCAGGAAGTATTGTTCGATTTAGAGGACCTAGTAATGCAACTGGATTTCAAAATGTTCCAAGTTTTAATAACGTAACAGATATTAGTAATTCAAACGGTTTTACCATTACACTTGGCAAAATAAATTCTAGTGGTAATGTATCAAATACAACAAATTATTATTACTTTACTAGCACAAGTAATGCTACAACAAGTGGTATCAGTGGAGGAGGAGATAATTGTACATCGGGTCCGGTGACATTATCAGCTTAATATGACATACGCAGAACTAGTACAAAAGATTAGAGATTATACAGAAGTAGATTCAAATGTATTAACATCTACAATTGTAAATGGGTTTATTGAAAATGCAGAGTTTAGAATATTTAGAGATGTGGATTCTGATAACAATAGAAGATATGCTACAACTAATTTAATTGCTTCACAAAGATACATTGATATTCCAAATAATTTATTAGTAGTTCGATCAGCTCAAATTGTAAATGGTGGCTCAGGTTCTACTAGAAATTTTTTAGAATATAGAGATACTAGTTTTATGTCTGAATATAACTCTACGGGAACTACTGGAGAGCCAAAATACTATGGGATGTGGGATAAGGATACCATTGTTTTAGCTCCTACACCAGATTCTGCTTATGAAATTCAATTAAATTATATCTTGAAAGATGAAGGTTTATCGAGTACAAATACACAAACATACCTAAGTAAGTATTTTCCCAACGGACTTTTGTATGCATGTTTAGTTGAAGCTTATAGCTTCTTAAAGGGGCCAAATGATCTCTTGCAATTATACGAAGGAAAGTATAAACAAGTGGTTGAAGGCTTCTCAATTGAACAAATGGGAAGACGAAGACGGGATGAATATCAATCTGGTGTTCCTCGTGTCGGCGGAAAATAATAAGGAGATAAACTATGGCTATAACACAAGCAATTGCAAATGCGTTTAAAAAACAATTACTAGAAGGTGATCACAATTTCGCTTTCGGTGGTGATAAGTTTAAACTAGCTCTTTATACTTCTTCGGCTACTCTAAACTCAGCGACTACTGCTTACGCAGCAACTAACGAAGTTGGTAACAGTGGATCTTACGCTGCTGGTGGTGGAGCATTGGTGCAACCAAATCCAAGTACATCGGTTGCATCAGGTGTTGCTATTGTTGATTTCAATGATTTATCATTTACATCAGCAACAATCACTGCAAGAGGAGCTTTAATCTATAACACATCTTCAGCTACAACTAATGCAGCTGTTGCAGTTTTAGATTTTGGAAGTGATAAATCTAGTACATCAGGAACTTTTACAGTTGTTTTCCCAGCATTTACAACTTCTGCAGCTATACTAAGAATCTCAGGATAATTTTTCAGAGATTTTTATCTCTGTTAAATACTAAGGAGATTTTTAAATGGCAGGTTGGAATGGTGACTATACCTGGGGTGCAGGCACCTGGGGTATAGGAAGGGTTGATGTATCTGTAAATCTTACTGGACAAGCTCTCACATCAAATTTAGGAAATGAAACTGTTACAGGTACAGGAAATGTAACTTTAACAGGACAGATTCTTAGTGCCAATTTAGGAAATGAAACTGTTACAGGTACAGGAAATGTATCTGTAACAGGACAGATTCTTAGTTCCAATTTAGGAAATGAAACTGTTACAGGTACTGCTAGTGTAAATTTAACAGGACAGATTCTTAGTGCCAATTTAGGAAATGAAACTGTTACAACAGATGTTGATGTAACTTTAACAGGACAGATTCTTAGTGCCAATTTAGGAAATGAAACTGTTACAACTGATGTAAGTACATCAGTTACCGGTCAAGCTTTAATATCAAATTTAGGTAATGAAACTGTTACAACAGATGCAAATGTATCTGTAACAGGTTTATCTTTTACTGCCAATTTAGGAAACGAAACTGTTACAACAGATGTTGATGTATCTGTTAATGGTCAACTACTTTCAATGCAAGAAGGTCTTGCAGGGATAGTTACAGATGTAAATGTTTCATTAAATGGTGAAATCCTTTCAACTAATTTAAACAGTGTAACTGTAGATTTAAATACTCCTGTAAATGTTACAGGTGAAATTCTTACTGCAAATTTAGGAAATGAAACTGTTACAACAGATGTTGATGTATCTGTTAATGGTCAAGCTTTAACATCAAATTTAGGTAATGAAACTGTTACAGGTACTGCTAGTGTAAATTTAACAGGTCAAGCTCTTACAACTAATTTAGATTCTGTTACTATTTTAATCAGTAATGATGTATTCCCAACTGGAGAAGTAATGTCTTCAGCATTGGGTTCTGTATCTATTACTGCTAATGCAGATGTAAATTTAACAGGTCAAGCTTTAACATCAAATTTAGGAAATGAAACTGTTACAGGTACTGCTAGTGTAAATTTAACAGGACAGATTCTTAGTGCCAATTTAGGAAATGAAACTGTTACAGGTACAGGAAATGTAACTTTAACAGGTTTATCTTTTACTGCCAATTTAGGAAACGAAACTGTTACAACAGATGCAAATGTATCTGTAACAGGTCAAGCTTTAACATCAAATTTAGGTAATGAAACTGTTACAACAGATGTTGATGTATCTGTTAATGGTCAACTACTTTCAATGCAAGAAGGTCTTGCAGGGATAGTTACAGATGCAAATGTATCTGTAACAGGTTTATCTTTTACTGCCAATTTAGGAAACGAAACTGTTACAACAGATGCAAATGTATCTGTAACAGGTCAAGCTTTAACATCAAATTTAGGAAATGAAACTGTTACAGGTACTGCTAGTGTAAATTTAACAGGACAGATTCTTAGTACCAATTTAGGAAATGAAACTGTTACAGGTACAGGAAATGTAACTTTAACAGGTTTATCTTTTACTGCCGATTTAGGAAACGAAACTGTTACAACAGATGCAAATGTATCTGTAACAGGTCAAGCTTTAACAGCTACTTTAGGTGATGAATCATCAACAATAGATATTGATGTTAATATCACAGGATCATTACTTTCTATGCAAGAAGGCGATGAATCAATTACCGGCGATGCAAGTGTTACATTAACAGGTCAAGCAATGACAGCTGCTTTAGGCACTGTAGATGTTGCATCTGCGGTTGAATTAACAGGTCTTGCAATGACTATGCAAGAAGGTGATGAAGGAACTACTGGAAATGCTATAGTCAATTTGACTGGATTTAACTTGACAATGGGACAAGGTAGCCTTAAAACTGTTATTTGGAACCCAGTGAATACCGGTACAGCTCCAGTTTGGACTGAAGTTGACACTGCCGCATAAATTTAATATTATGAATTATTTAAGGAATTAAAATATGGCAAATACCACATCAACCACTTTAAAATTAACGGTTCAAGCAACTGGTGAAAACTCAGGAACTTGGGGCCAATTTACAAATACAAATTTACTTATTTTAGAACAAGCTATCGGTGGTTATGATGCCGTTGGTGTTACTTCAGGAGCTACTTTAACTTTTTCAAATGGAGTTTTATCAAATGGTAAAAACCAAGTTTTAAAATTAGTAGGAACAATTACTGGAAACGTAAACGTTACTATTCCAGATGGAATTGAAAAAACTTATATTGTAAACAATGCAACTACTGGAGCACATACTGTTACATTTAAAACAAGTTCAGGATCAGGTGTTACTTGGGGTGCAACAGATAAAACTACAAAAATAGTTTACACAGATGGAACAGACGTTTTAGAAGGAGTTTCTGCAACAAGTCCTGGTGGAACTGACAAACAAATTCAATTTAATGACAATGGTTCTTTTGGTGGTATCACCATGGGAACTGCAGGGCAAGTTTTAACTACCGATGGTACAACTGCATCGTTCGGTGATATTTCTGGTGGTGCATCTTGGCAAGCGGTTATTACTGCTGACCCAGCGAATGCTGTTGCAGGTAATGGATATTTTTGTAATACAACAGGTGGAGCCTTTACTGTAACTCTTCCAACTTCAGCATCAATTGGTGATTTCATTTCATTCATTGATTATGCAGGAACATTTGACACTAACAATCTAACTATCGGTAGAAACGGACATAACATTCAAGGTACAGCTGCAGACTTAACTGTTGCAACTGAAAGAGCAGGATTTACTTTAGTGTATGTTGACTCTACTCAAGGTTGGCTGCTACAGAATAATTAAGGGAGGTTGAATGACAACCTTTAAAGAAATCAGAGGCCAGCTAATCAGATCGGTTAGCAGTGACCCAGCTAATCCACAAGAGGGTCAGATTTGGTACAATAAAACTATTGGAGTTTTAAAAGGTTATGTTAGTCTTGGTGGTTCTTGGTCATCAGGTGGGAATTTAAATACAGCTAGAGCATATGGTGGTTCATCAGGAACTCCAACAGCTGCAGTTTATTTTGGAGGAGCCCCTTTAACTACACCCACCACATCAAGTGCTACTGAAAACTATGATGGTTCAACTTGGACAACTAGTGGAGCTTTATCAACAGGAAGATCAGAATTTGCTGGAACAGGAACTCAAACTGCGGCTTTAGCAGTTGCTGGTAATACTCCTGGTGGTGGAGGACCTGGATTAAATTTAACTAATGCAGTAGAAGAATACAATGGCTCATCTTGGACAGCTGGTGGAAATTATCCTGTTTCTATGAGGCAAAATGCAGCATTTGGAGTTCAAACAGCTGCTGTTTCTTTTGGAGGTAATCCAGCTGGAAGTTCTGTAACTACAACAAATGAATATAACGGTTCAACTTGGACAGGTAGTGGAGCTCTAATAACTTCACTTAGATATGTATCAGGGGCTGGAATTGAATCTGCTGGCGTAGCACTACTTGGATATAGTGACGGTATTCCAGGTATTTATGCAACGGCTCAAAATTACAATGGAAGTAGTTGGACAACTGGTGGAACTTTAAATAATAGTAGATTTAATGGAGCTGCATCAGGATCTTCTAGTTCTGATGTGTTTGCTTTGGGAGGAGGAA